TGGTTGATATATGTTTACCAAGATCACCAACAACCAAAGTGTATCCAGTAGTCTGAGAGTTTTGCGGAATATCACGAACATTACCAATTGAGTCAATCACAAAACCACTAGAATTTAACGTAGTTACGTTAACTGTAGCAGCGGCAAAATTACCAGAAGCATCTCGGGAAACAATTGTTGAAGCACCATTTGAACTAGATGCTGTAGTACGTCCATTATTCAACGTACCAGAAGAAATATTCGATGCATTCAGGCTGGTAATATTGGCGCCACTAAAAGTTCCGGTTGTTGACCCAGTACCACCAGAAGCCACTGGCAACGCAGAACCAAGAGTCAGTGAAGTCAAGTGAGTGATTGCGTCAACAACGTCGGTTCCGTTATTAAACAGGATCATCGTCTTACCGGCTGGCACAGCCACGCCAGTCTGGCCTGAGACCTTGACTGTAACCGCATCAGCACAACCGTTGTTGACCACGTACATCTTCTCGATGGCGGGAACAATCAGATCCCGTGCACCGCCAGTCGTACCGGTCAGGTTTAAGCGCATATTACGAGCCGTCTGGCTTGCGTTCGTGTCAGTCAACGTTAGAGTGACGTTAGCACTTGAGAATGACACATCAGCCGATCCGGCAATGGCCTCTTCGATGGCGGTACCTAAGTTGACGTTGGTTACGTTACCCCATGTACCGGAGTTTTCGCCGGTAGCCATGAGTTGAATTTTAAGATTTGAATATGTGGATGCCATTTATAACTCCTATGCTGCGATTGGTAGCCAATTTGGTGTTTGGCTTGTATCAATCAGCCCCCACACCAAGGTTGATGAAATTCTTCCGGTAGCGCTGACTCCGGTCAATGTTACTGTTGCTTTACCACTTTCGTCTACCTCTCCAAGGCCAACGGTACCAACCACTCCGGTGACGGTTACGGTGCCTTTACCACTTATTTCTACAGTTCCAAGGGCCACCGTCCCAAGAACGCCGGTAACTTCTACAGTCGCCTTGGCCCTAATAGAAACTGTTCCTATTTCACCAGAAGCGTCCAGCCCGTCAACATCTACATTTGCTTTTCCAGTTACGGTCGCATTACCAATTTCTCCAGTAGAACTCACCCCAGTAACAGACACAAACGCACCGGCACGAACCTCTTCTTGCCCAAGAGCCGTTGTTCCAACAACGCCTGTAACATCAACGTTAGCTTTACCAGAGACACTAGCGGTTCCAATTACTCCAGAAGCCTGAACTCCAGTCGGAACAACATTAACATCCCCTGTAACTTCGGCTACGGTACCAACTTCACCCGTACCAACTACGCCAGAGTTTATAACTACGTAGTTTGTGGTTCTTTGTGCTACGGTGCCTAAAGATCCGACCGCTTCAACGCCGGTAACATCAAATATAGCGTCGCCGGTTACCAATACGGAACCTAATTCTGAATTTGCCTGAACACCCGTAACCGATACCGTCGCCTTGGCAATAACTTCTTCTTCACCAAGTGATCCGGTTGCTTGTAGACCGGTAACATCGACAAGCGCATTTGCTGTGACCGCTACAGTTCCAAGAGACCCGGTAGCAGAAACTCCGGTAAGTGTTGCAGAAGATGCTGTATTTACGCTTCCGACAGATCCGGCAGCCTGAACGCCCGTAACATCAACCAAAGCAGCGGCACGGGCTACTACAGAGCCCACTTCGCCGGACGCAGAAACCCCGGTTATATTTACATTTGCTTTGCCACTTACTGCTTCAGCGCCAATTGCTCCGGACGCACCGACCCCGGTGAGAGTGACAGAGACATCAATCTGCCCGATGCCATACTCACCAAGGCCATAACTTCCTTCGTCCCAAGCGCCAGTCGCTGCCATTTACTTTTAAGCAATACGAATAATTGCGTTAGAAGCATCGTTGGTCGGGAAAATGATGGTGAAGTCGCCAGCAGTGGACGTCTTGTCGCCACCAAAGTCCAGAACGCAGACAGCGGCGTTGGTCAGCGTGGTGTTAGCGGTACCGTTAGCAGAGGGCGTGGTGTTGTAAATCAAAGCGCCACGAGCCGTAACCGTCACGTTAGCAAAGGTCAGGTCCGAAAAATCAGTAAAGCCAGTACCAGCAGTTGCGTTGGTGTTGGTTACATTAACGCCGGTATTCGTCAGAGCGCTGCCACCAGCAGAATAGTTGGTGCCGGTTGCTTCGTTAGAAGCCGTGTAAGCGGTGGTGTTTGCATCAATAGATGCAGACGAGGTGTACAGGGCTAGTTTAAACGTATCGCCAGAAGCGTTACGAAAATCGTGAACAGCCAGAAGCAGTTCAGCCTTAAACGAACTGCACATCGCTTGAGAAATTGCCATGATTGGCTCCTTTATTCATCAAAAAGTTTTACTAACTCAGGAAATCCAGCCTTATTGAACTTGTTCACCAAGGTGACCCGATCAGACCGAACTGCCTCTTTCATATAGAACACCAGAACCTTCCTGATGCTCTCCCTAAATGCCTCTGCCTGATCCCGTATTGCTGGGTGGGTTTGGCTTCCTACATAAATAATCTTATCCAACGCCCGCTCGGCAACCTCTTCTGGCGTAAACCCGCGGTTTTCGGTCGTTTCTACCCGAACCTGACCGCCTAAAAGAAAAGCTACTTCGTCCATTTTCATCGTACTGGGTACCTTGCCTGAGGCGTTCTGTACATATCCTGACGGTTCTTACCTTCACTGAGCTGTTTGAGCATCGCTAGGGACTCATTGTACCGAGCAATATAGTTATCCAGTACATCTTTTTCGCCCTTCATGAACGTATACGCTTCCAGCAAAGAGCCATAAAGCAATACAGAATCAAAATTATCCCCCAGCCAAGATGAACCGGCAGTAACAATAGACTGAGGATAATAGAAGTAGTGAAGCTCGACCGAGTACGCCGCATCCGGAGTAGGGCCAAGGATGTAGGAATCTTCATCAAAATAGGCGTAATGGGTTGGTTTTCCGGTTGTTGCGGGGTATGGGAACGCCTCGCGGATGTAGTTTACGTCCTTGTTTAGCAGGTATTCGTACCCGCCCGTGGTTGGGTCAATCACAGCCAAAGAGAAGTTTGCAAGCCAATCTGAAGGGGTAGACAGGTATTTATTGCCTGCAGTTGTGTTTCCGGTCACGTTTTTGCGCAATGCAAGAATCTGAACCGAGTTGTAAATTCTCTGTTCAGCCTGCTCAATAAACGTATTTATCTGCTCGGTGCTAGTAAAGGTGGTCGTCCCAGAACCCGCAGAATCAGTCCACGAAGTATCTGGGAAATCGTCTTCGACGTACCCTTTAATTGTCTCAAACAGTTCGGCGTAGTTCACAACTTACCCCATCTTTTTGCTGTGGCTGTTACCGCGGGTCGTGTTCTTAGTACCACGAGTCCGCTGAGTCTGCGTATTAGGTACATTGTTGGGGTAGCCGTTGTTATTCGGCACGATGGGAATTTGTTTGACTGGCTTATCCATTTTTAGTCCTATAAAGTTGTTACAGTTACAGTGCCAATTTGCCCTTGGGCGATTAAATCGTTTGGTAGTCCAACTAGGTTAAGCGGATTGTTTAATCCTACCGGATTCCAGCCCCATTGAATATCCCTACTACCGCCTGACGGGCCGCCATCTCCAAGCTCCGATTGGCCCCCGTTAAACAAAATCTGCAAGCCCGTATTTCCTGCCTGTAAGTACGTTGTATCCGGCCTTGGGTTACGAAGCGCCTGTGGATCATCCACCGGGTACATACCTAACTGCAACTGTGGCTGATCGGGTTCCCAACAGGTGGGGCAAACCAAGATATTTGTGTTCTTAGTCTTAATAACAATCTCACGAAGCTCTTTCAGCTTGTACTGAAATCCGCATCGGTCACATTCGCATATAGCCCATTTACCGGACGCAAACTTACTAGGCATGTCAGTAGAACAGCTCTCTGGGGGCTAGGCGCAACGAGGCTTTTTCCCTATCTTCACTAGACGCCAAGGCCCACTGCTCTTCGTACGACGCCTTCAACATCTCAATACGGCTTTCTGCGCCAGGTAATTTCATAGACAAGTAGTAAGCCAGACCGGCCACCATACAGGGCAGCATGCGGAATGGGATATCTTGGGTGTTGATACCATTACCGGCATCCTGAATACGCCGCAAACGCCAGTAAACAAAGGTGTAGTAGTTGCTTTGATCTGGGGAAGGCCAGACATTGATCTGCGGATAAGCTACCCCAGTATTCGGTTCGGTGGCACCAGATTGGCGATTAATCCAAACCTGAATGGGTCGGCCTTGTGCATTTTTGTTAGGGATCGTCGAGTAAGTAGAAACGCTAATCCGCGTAATATTAATGTCAGTCTGCTCAACCCCAGTCTGGGTACGAATAACGTGGTCAAGCAGGTCGATCGTGTCTATAGGAAGATCATAAACAATCTGCCCTTGAACCATGGCAATACTTCCTTGCTCAATCGTCCATAAGTTAATACCGCGGTTAGCCCACTCAATAGTAAGCAAGTTTAAAGACCGACGTGCTGTACGCATGTCATAACCAGTACGAATCTCCGCACCGCAGCGCTCAAACGCCTCTTCAATGAGGTTATTGAGGTCTAAGTTAAAGGTTGACGTACCGGTGGTTGTCATTTCATTCCCATTCAAACATCAAGCGTAGGATAAACAAATCTATTACAAATATAGCCTTGTCATCTTCCGGCATTCTTTGGATCTCAACTCCTAACATTACCCCAGAGATAAAGTAGAAGGAGACCGAGAAGCCATTCATTTTTGCCCTTTTAGTGCTTCTACTTGAGCACGCAATCTGGAAATTTCTTCGTCGCGCTCTTCAAGTTTCCTAATTAGCCCTGCATTCATATCGCCCCACAAGGCCGCATGCGCCATACGCTCTTTGTGGTCTTCCAGCATCACCTTAAAGAGTCTTTCAGACGCCTCAATTTGTACCTGGATAAAATCTTTCACTTTTTAAACCCCTTTAGAGTTTGCGCCAGACGGGCACGTTGCCCCATCTTACCGGGCTTTTTGGCTGCTGCAGCTAGCTTCTTGGCGGGGATCTTCTCACCCTTCTTGACACCAAGCGACTTCTTCAGAGCACCGGGCTTTTTAATGGCGTCTTTAATCCAGTTGTTACCAACTTTGCCACCCTTTTTGTAGACGCCACGGCCTTTAAGAATGTCGGCCTGGGTAACTTCGCCGTCGTTGTTTAAATCAGGAAACTTAGCCATTATCGGAATCCTTTTGTCTTTGACGCTATTGACTTAGGTTGTTTAACAAACTGCTTGCCTGCTGCTTTACCTGCTCTTTTTGCCCTGGTAGTCGCCGCATATTCTGCGGAGGATAATGACTTAATCGCCGCCTCTGGAAGGTATCTTTCTCCAGTTGCCTTAGGCCCTTGGGTAGATGGCTTGCCACTTTTGGTCCGCCATTTTTGAGCCGTCCAGTTTTTTAGACTCTGCTGCGGCTTTCTTAAGGGCATTTAAGTATTCCTTTCTAATGTGGCGGTAGGTTTTTGCTGCGCTAAGAATCCAGATAAACACGTTCCCGTCTGTCTTTGGGTTGTATTCCAATCTGGCCGTGATTCTTGGCATAGTCAGTCCTTATATCCGCCACCAGACTTTTTATACTGCGCAGCTAACATCTGAGCCTTGCGGGCAGACCACTGACCAGGATTACCGCCCTTGCCGCCAGCCTTGATCTTGTTAAACAGAGCCTTACGCATGCCGGGTTTGGTGTAGTTACCCGCCTCATTGACGCGAGAAACTTTGCCACCTTCTTTATACATGGTGACATCATCCGGATTGTCTTTCCGTTTGATTGTCTTGGCTTTCGGCATCTTAGAGGGGTTGATAACCCCCATACCCCGGCTGGCTCTCATTTAGCAACCCCGACCAGACTTCTTCATGTAGCCGCCACCGGCCATCTTAGGCATCATTCCTTTGGTTTTGCCTTTAGCAGCAATACCATCAGCAGCCTTATGACCAGCAGCCAAACCACCAGCTGCATACTTTTTAACTTTTCCGCCCTTTTTCATACCGGCTTCAGCCATTTCATGCTTAACCATTGACTTAGGGGCACCTTTTTTCTTCATGAAGGAGACTTCTTTCTTCATCATAGCTTTTGACTCTTTCATACCATCCGTCCTTTCGTTTTACCACGTTGAGCACAACCGTCAGCCCGTTTAGAAGCAGACGACTTAACAGAACCACCAGCACGATACTTCTTTTCGTCTTTTTTGGGCTCTTCTTTTTTAACCTCTTCTTTTGGGGCTTCTGGTTTTACAGGCTCCTCTTTGGGCTTTGGTTCTTTTTTGGGGGTTGTTAGCATTCTGATACCCTCAACAGCCAAAGGAAGAATCTTGTCAATAGCCATGATTACACCATCCGACCTTTAGTTTTACCACGAACAGCGCATCCATCAGCTCGTTTAGAAGCGGACGATTTGACCGTGCCGCCTTTTTTCATGCCACGAGATTCACGGCGTTCTTCAGCGGCGGCCTCTCTTTGGGCTTGTCTTTCTGCTTTATCTGCTTCATCTTGCGTTTCGCCAACGGTTGCGTACGGCTTACGCTCTAACTGCTTTTTAACAGATTCTTTTCTGGCTTCTTTACCAGCGTATTCCGCCCCCTTACTTAAAGAAGTACCAAATGTATCCTTGTCACCAAACGGTTGGTTCCGCTTTTGATAGATACCAAGAGCATTGAGATCTTTTAGCTCTTCTTCTTTACGAAGTCGTTTGTCGTTGGGGGTTTCTTTAGCCATGATTACACCATCTTGCCGCGAGTCTTACCACGCATAGCGCAACCGTCGGCACGCTTTGATACAGAGCCGCCAGACTTCATACCATGCATGCGCTTCTCGTGGCCCTTAACAGCCTTGGAAGCAACTTTCTGCATATCAGCCTTGGCCATACCACGGCCTTCTTTTTTCATCATCATAGATTCATTCATGACTTTTCCGCCTTTCTTATACGGAGAGTAATCTTGGCCTTCTTCGCCTTCGTAGCGACGAACTGATTCTGGAATGCTCTCCATGTCACGCTTAGCCATTTTTTGCTCGTCACGAGCGGCTTTGGCCATGGTGGTGGAAATCTTAGACATGATGTCTTTTTCACCTTCCATAGCATCGCGCATTCGCTTACGAGCAAGCTGAATTTTGCCCCTCTGTTTATCAGTAGGCTTGCTGTACATCGGGCTTTGGTTATCCGTAGCCATTATTTACCCCTTGGAAATAAGTCGATCAATTTTTTCTTCAAGGCGATTAAACCTTGCGTCAATGTGCTCAGTAATTCGTTGAACTTCTTCTTTAGTGACATGATCACGGGCAACCTCCACTTTAGTCTGATTAAGGCTTTGCTCAATCTGATCTATTTTCCTAAATTTTTCTTGGGCCATATACCATACCAACATAAAAAATGCGGA